TATGTGGTGGTAAGTCGGTAAATAAATATAACGGTGAATACGGTAGTCATGTAACACCTATGGAGCAGCAACATTCTAAAGACCGTTACCGTGAAAAAATGCGTTTAAGCCCATCACAGCAACAAGAATTTGAATCTCAAGCACAAAAATTGCGTTCTATGTATGGTGCTAAAGATAAAGAAAGTATGGAACCAATGGCGCCAAATACAGATGCTATGGGTAATATTGCTTACAAAAAAGGCGGCAAAATTAAAAAGATGAACATGGGTGGTTCTTCCGGTTTAAAAGACGTTGATGCAGAAGAAAACCCGGGTTTAGCCAAACTGCCAACTAACGTACGTAACAACATGGGATACAAGCGCGGCGGTGGCAAAGTTAAAAAGATGATGACTGGTGGGACTTGCTCATAATGCCAATCGAATCTAAACAACAAGAAAAGGCTATGTACGCCGCAGCTGCCGGTAAATCTACTTTGGGCATTCCTAAAAAAGTTGGTAAAGAGTTTATTAAAGCTGGCAAAGCAAAACCAAACTTACCTAAAACTGTAGCTAAGCGAGCCGCTGGCCGCGGAAGGTAATAATGGCGTATTCCAATACGTACAACAAGACTAGGGTTACAGTTGATCAGTTGATCTCGTACGCCTATCGTGATGCTGGTAAAACGGCAGAAGAGATGACGCCTGAGTATGTTAACGCAGGCCGTCAAGCTCTTTTTTACATTTTGCAAAACAGTGCCAATCGTGGCATTAATATCTGGTTGCAAAAAATTGAAGTGTTGGGACCACAAACCAATCAACAAATCCTTGACATGCCAGCAAACTGCGTGGATGTCTTGGAAGCAAACTGGGTCTACATTGTTAATCCAACAATCTCTAGTGCACTGCCAATTGACAACCCAGATTCCCCAGTACTATTTGATCAAAACTACAACAGCGATTTAAACCTCCATGCAACATCTACTCTCTCTGAAAACTACTTTGGTGCAGCTTACAGCCCGCAGACTCGCATATTTTATGTTGGCTTTAATGCTTACGCACCTAGCGGCACTGCTACTTATAATTTGGATCTCGAAGTAAGTAACGATGGAATTAATTGGACTGTATGGGAATCGTTGCCAGAGACTACTTTGTCTGATCGTAACTGGGCTTACTTTGGCATTAACGTAACTCAGCAGTTTAACTTTTACAGACTAAAAAACCGCGATACTGCCAACACTTTTTCCCTGCGTTCTATTCAGTTTGCTCAAAGCCAGCAAGTCATCCCTATGGCACGTCTTAATCGTACTGATTATTTTTCGCTGCCAAACAAGCAATTCCCAAGTCAACGAACCCTACAATACTGGTTTGATCGTCAGATCGTACCACAGATGTATTTATGGCCTGTGCCTAACAACAACTTTCAAGTGTTCTCGTTTATTTTGGAATTACAGCCTCAAGACGTTGGTTCATTAACTAACGAGCTGTACATGCCAGATCGTGCTATTCCGTATTTCCAAGCTGCTTTGTCACACAAGTTGGCAATGCAATTACCCGACATTGATTTACAACGTGTAGGTTATTTGGAAAAGTTGGCATTGCAAGCACGTACTGAATTTGAAGATGAAGATCGTGATAAGTCACCAATCTACTTCCAACCTAATATAAGTTACTATACACGATGAGCGTTATTCAAACTTACGATAGCCTCGTTCTTAATGTTCAGCAATACATGGAACGTAACGATCCAGACTTTATTGCGCAGATTCCTAACTTAATTGCGTTGGCTGAATCGTCTATTGCTGCTGAGCTCAAGACTTATATGCAGCTTATTGTGGTAGAAACTAATTTGGCACAAAACCAAACGGTGCTTAATAAACCAGCACGTTGGCGTAAAACAGTATCCATGAAAGTCAACGGCACTCCGGTTCTATTGCGCAGTCAGGATTATGTGGCACAATACCTATCAGAATCCGATAACGCAAAACCGTTGTATTATGCTGACTATGATTATAGCAACTGGAATTTTGCACCACTGCCGGATCAAAACTATCCGGTAGAAATTATTTACTATGCTGAGATTCAGCCTTTGGATCAACAAAATCAGCAAAATCTATGGACTGCCATAGCACCACAAGCCATGTTATATGGCACTTTGTTACAAGCTCAAGGCTATTTAAAAGCCTTAGATAAGCTGCCTGTTTGGAAACAATACTATACCGACGCAATCGCAGCGCTCAAAAAAGAAGACAACACTCGTCGTATAGATCGCAATACTACGGTTCAGGAACCATAAAATATGTCTACGACACCAGTTTATACTTCACCCTTTACAGGCACCGTTGTTACACCAACGGATGTATCTTATCTTGCTCTACCTTTTAGCACAAGTCAAACTCTCTATTGGCCTTCTACTGTCAACGGTAGCCAGCCTCCTGCTGCCCGTATTATTGATTGCGTTGCTGCTAGTGATGGTCTTACCATTGCTTTACCGCAAGCTGATCAAGGAACGCTGGGCGCAGACATTCTTTTTCGCAACTTGGGCGCGCATGAATTCATTATTACAAACTTTATTGGCGGATCTAGCGTCACTGTACCTGTTGGCATTAGTAAGTACTTCTATCTTACTAACAATACTTCTGCTGCTGGTGTTTGGCAAAACGTAACGTTTGCTGCGGGAACATCCATAGCTGACGCTGCTACTTTGGCAGGTTATGGTTTAACAACTGTAAATGGTAAATTAGCCACTACTCAAAATCCAGTGGATATTACTGGCGTTCCAACAATTAATGACTCAAGCCGTGCTGCAACTTTTGTTTGGAATGCTGGTGCTGTAACTATTCCGTTGCCTGCCATTCAAGATTTATCTAATGGCTGGTACATTGGTTTTAGAAACAATGGTACTGGTACAGTTAATATTACGCCAACTTCTCCAGATACAATTAATGGCCAAATATCTATTAGTTTCAATCCCGGTGATTCAGGATTTATCTTTTTAGATGCTGCGCAAACTGGTTTTATTACCGTTGGTTTGGCAAATCCAAATTCTTTAACGTTTACTGCTGCAACTTATGATGTAGATACCATTCCAGGTAATACATTTAATTTGGTTAATTTTGCGCCAATTATTCAAACTTATATTGCGCAATCCGGTACTCGTACCCAAACTTTAGCAGTAACATTACCAGCAATTACTCAAATTTATGTGTTTGTAAACAACACAAATCAAACTGGTTATAACATTACTTTCCAAAACGAGGGTAGTTCACAGTCACCGTTTGTATTGCAAGCTGGTCAAATTGTTACAGTTCTTAGTGATGGATTAAATTTATATCCGTTAACATCGTCAACCACCGGATCTTATCTTGCTGGTAACGGAACAGCTGCGTTGCCTGCATATTCATTTAATAGCAATACACACACGGGTATGTATTTGGTAGGTCCAAACATATTAGGTTTATCGGCAAATTCAACTGATATTATTAAAATAGATAATTCAAATCCTTCTGCTCCGTTGGTTACAATTGCCGCAGCACTTAACGCTCAATTAATTAGTGGTGGGCAGTTCTAAATGCCAGCTGATAATCAGCAACAAGATACTTCGCAATATACTACGATTTACAGCTTAGCAATACCGGCTGGGATTAAACGCGACGGTACACAGTTTCAAAACGATCAATACACCGATGGTGTATGGTGTCGTTTTCAACGTGGCGAGCCAAAGAAAATGGGTGGCTATCGAACATTGTTTAGCGGTTTAGTGGGTATTGCAAGAGGTTTATTTTCCCAGCCGTATAACGGTGTAAATTATATCTTTACAGGTAACTATAAAGAATTAGACGTTTATACCACTAGTACAAACTACGGCACTGGTAGTGGTCCGTTTACAGCGCAGATTTTACCTGGTACTGCTTTTGTTAGTTTAGTATCTAATACCACAACATCATTTACCGTTGCTGGTGATTTGACTACTGTGTTTCTTGCAGGAACAAAAGTTATATTTGCTCAAAGTAATACCGCAATAAATTATACAGTAAGCACCGCAACGTATAGTTCACCAAACACTGTGGTAAATGTAACAGGCGGTACAATTGTTGGAACACCTACAAAAGTTTATTTAAATAATAATCCAGTGTTTGAGCCCGACCCAGTGGACGGCCCATACAGAAACATTTGGCAGTTTGATGCTCAGTTTAGTCCTCAAGGTGGCGACTTAGCAATATTTGCCCACCCGGGTAAAAATTTAGTGAATATTGATAATGGTGTAGTTTCTCAAGTTTTGGTGGGGGCTATTACTCCAGACGCTAATTATCAATGGTCATTTACTGGCTTATCAGATAGTGAAGGGCAAAACCCAACTTATAAACCTATTAGTGTTGACGGTGGTGTTTGCGTATTATATCCATTTATTTTTGTATATGGATCAGCTGGTTTTATTGCTAATAACAATGTTAGTGCTACTTATCTTAATAGAAACTTTTACGACTGGAATGGCCCTTTTGCCAACCAAACTAACGTAGCTAGTTCTAAGATTGTTAAAGGTATGCCTTGGCGTGGTGGTACTAACTCACCATCTGGTTTGTTCTGGGCCACTGATAGTTTAATTCGTGTATCTTTTAATTCGCAAGCAACTAGCATTTATTGGACATACGATATTATTTCCAGCCAAATCTCAATCATGTCTTCCAATGCTGTAGTAGAAATGGATGGCATTGCTTTTTGGATGGGTGTAGATAGGTTCTATTTATACAATGGTAGCGTACAAGTACTGCCTAATGATAAAAACGTAAACTACCTTTTTGACAATTTGAACTATTCACAACGTCAAAAAGTATGGGCTACAAAAGTACCACGCTACAATGAGATTTGGTTCTTTTATCCCCGTGGCACAGCCACAGAATGTACTGACGCTATTATTTATAACGTCAAGGATAAGTTATGGTATGACGCTGGTCAAGCAATTGGATCACAGCGTTCTTGTGGGTATACAACAGAATTGTTTCCAACACCAATCTGGTGTGATTGGAATTACAACCCAATTTTTAGTGTACCGCATTTTGTTGTTGCCACACCATCTGGTGAAGCTGACCCAGGTGCAAATCAATTATATTTGTCTGGAGATTTAACACCATTAATTAGTCCCGGAGATTCAATTTGTTTTAGTACTGCAAATACCCTTAATAATACGTATTTGGTAACTTCTAGTCAATTCATATTTAATACTAACACTGCACCAAACGGGGTTACATTAATTACTTGTTCTACTGATTTTCCACAAACTCCAGCAATTAATTCTTCGGTATATTATATTGGTGGCGGCTTTAATATTTGGCAACATGAATACGGTTCAAATGAAATTAATTTACTTGGTGAAGTTGCTGTATACTCTAGTATTACTACGTGTGATATTAGCTGGCTAACAGGAAATCCAAGCCAAAATGCACTACAAGGTATTAATCGTCGTATGCACCTTCGCCGCGTTGAGCCAAACTTTTTACAAAATGGTACAATGGCTATGACTATACTCGGTCGTAAATTTGCTTCTGGCCCATTTGAAGAAACATCTGGTCCGTATTATTTTAGTCCAGATACTGGTAAAATTGACCTACGAGTAGAACACCGTTTAGTGCGTTTAAAGTTTGAATCTAATACAATTAACGGCGATTACCAAATGGGTCGCAATTTGATTACTGCAGAGTATGGCGACGAACGTCCTTAATTTTCAATCTTTTTTTCCTTGCCTTCCAGACTATATGACTTGGGAAGATTGGAACGGTAATGTGGCTATGTATTACGGTCAGAAAAACATTGAGTTTGCTTCAGAAGAAAATTGGCGAGATGGGGCTATGAATATAGTTCAATCAGAAACTTTTGGTACATATCCAGTTCCAAGCCCAGATACTTACGAAACTTGGCAAGAATGGGCTTTTGAATTTGCTAACATAATTAATGGCCCAAGTCGTTGATTTAGGGCGGAAAAGTACTAAATTTTGCATTAGTATAAGTATGATCATAGAGGCAAAACAAGAGCATTTTGAACAGCTATTTAGTTTAATTGAACAAATGGTTGCTGAAAGTGTTTTTTCATTTGCGCCAGCGTCAAGAAGAAAAATACAGCAACTAATGGATTTTCCAAAAAGCACAGCATTTCTGGCTTTTGAAGGCGATAAGTGTATTGGGTTTGTAGCTGCTATTATTAGTCCTTTTTTCTTTTCGGAATACGAACGAGCTAATGATTTAGGGTTCTATGTTTTGCCAGAATACCGTGGTGGTAAAACAGCATTTAAACTGTTAAAAGCCATAGAAGATTGGTCAAAACAAATGGGTGCAAAAGAATTGTTTATGGGACATAGCGTTGGTGGAAACATTGAAGGTATGAAAAAATTTTATGAACATCATGGCTACCGAATTGGTGGTTTTAACAGCATGAAAAGGTTTTAAAAAACTATGTGCGGTGGCGGCGGAGATCCATTTCAACAGATAGGTCAAACTTTAGCTAGTGTTGATCCAGGTCCAGCTATTGGTAAAGTTGGCGCGTCTATTGATAATACAGTAAACAGCGTTATTCCTGGTGGTTGGATTACTGTAGCTGCACTTACCGCAGGTGGTTTGGCATTAGCCTACGCTCCAGAGGTCATGGCGTTTGCAGAGGCAAACGGTTTAACTCCCGCAGCTGCCTCAACAGAA